TCCGCCCGCATCGCCATCGTTGCTTTGACGATCATGGAGTTCTCGTACTTGTCCTCTACATCAGGCACTGCGCAAAGGATTTTCCAGCCACAGGGGGTGGGCAACTGTGTAGCGCGTACAGCACGTGTATCTTCTTGCCCTTCCTCTGGTGCCGGTTCTACAGGTTCAGCTTCATGCTGCTGTAGTTTTGCCAGATAGTCTGGCAGGATAAGTTCACTCATCGGATTTCTCCACTTTGTCAGCAAGGTCGAGTAAATGGCGCTCTGCAAGGGCTAGACCTTGAATTACCCCACAGAGCTTTTGGTACTGCGAAAAGTCAGCACAGGCACCGCCTGCGACATCATCAGCGTAGTTATTCATGTCCCTGCGGATCATGTCCCGCAGGGTCTCCACAAAACTACGTGGGTTCATATCCTTCATTCACGCTCCTTCCTGTTTCGCAACGCCTCTTGGCGTTGTTTCGCGATGTCCGCACCGATGCGAACACCTTCACGCTCGTTATCAACAAGCATCCGCTCGTAGTCCTGCGATGCTTTTGCCGCTGTCTGTACGCCTTTTAACAGCATGTCTGCTTGTAGTCGTTCTTTGTCTAGCTGCAGTCTTTCTTCTGCGATACGCGCATCCATGTCTTGCTTCTCTTTCTTCAGCGCCAGCTCCTGCTGCTGCATCTGGATGACTGGGTCTTGTGCTGCTTGCTGTGCAGCGGCTTGCGCCTGCTGTTGTGCCACTTGGCTCTGGCTCTGCTGGAGCACCATTGGTGCTGCTTGTGCCACGAGACGTGATAGCTGAATCTCAACGGCTGGTGCCATCTTCTCGTCCGGTTTCGGTAGATCAGCACCCAACGCTTGCTCGATCTTCTGACGGTATGCAAACGCGATGTGCTCCATGATGTGCGCCTGCATCGCCTGTTGAATCATCGGAGCCTGTGGGTTCTGCCCTGCAAGCTGCTGAATCAACGGGTCCTGCATCGCTGCCATGTGCACTTTAATGTGTGCTTCGTGATCCTGATACAAGAACGCCTTGACCGGCTTCAAGTTGATCACGTTCATGTTTTCAGACACAGGGTCTTGTGGCGTGCGGTCGTCGTCAGTCGGCACCAACTTGGCTGCGTTCTTGATACCCAACACCTCCAACATCTGTCGGTGTAGTGCAGGCTGGTCATATAACTGCGGCGCTTGCTGCGCCAACTGAAGGGCTGCTTGATACTGTACGACGCGCTGCGACATTGTCGCTGCGTTAGGGTCAGACACCGGAATGATGTCTACATGGGAGTAGTCAGACTTCTTCGCCTTCGGTGCTGCTGGGTCTGTATCAGGCTCGTAGTTGTAATCATCATCTGTGTAGTCACGAATGATGCCTGCTAACAGTTTGAGTTCTTGCTTGAACGAATAGTGCACACGCGCCTGCACGGCGCTCATTACTTTGAGTGTTCGTTCGAGAATCGCAAGCGTCGTTCCAACCGGAGCATTAGCTGACATATCGGACACTTGGATGTCGGCTGTCGCTGCGAACCGGCGACCCTCTTCAACAATTGTCCCGAGAAGTTGATAGAGAGTTGCTGACGGTTCTTTATAAGGTAACGGCAATATGTTGTCACGAATACCTCCTGAACCAAGATCAACGTCACGCCATTCACCCGGCGCAATCGGTGTGTCATCACCTTTAATACGCAGGCCACGACTCTTCAGACCACCCGGCAGGTTAGATAGCGTGCCCGCATCAACCAACTGCCTCATCAAGCTGGTAGCACTACGTGCGTAGCCGCCAATCAAATGAAACAAACCAAAGCCATACGCACCGAAGCCGGGAATGTATTGGTAGTGCACGAAGTGCTGGCGCTTTAACTTTAGTGGATCGTCTTCTTTCCAGTTACGACGAATCGCCAGAATGTCGTTTGTGCCACGTAGCATTGTTACTACGTATGGCAGTGCTATACCTGTCGCATGCCCGTCTTCATCTTTATCTTCGAACCCCGGCAAGTCGAGGTCGATGTGGCACTCATACAACTCATACCGATCATCGTAGCTCGCAGAGAACCCTGTCTCTTTGTCCTTGCGCTCCTGAATCTCTGACTTGAACTTGACCGGCTCGCTTAACTCAATATCAGCATAGAAGCCCGCTTGCTGCAGCTTGATGATCTCGTTCTCTGTCTTACGCATGCGGTGTGTCACGCGCTGACAGCTCGACAACTCTGTTGTGCCGTAAGGAATGATGATGTCCTCTGCTGGCACAAACATAGAAATCTGTCGTTCTATATTCGGATCGTAATAGACTTTCTTGAACGCGCTGCCGGTGGCAGGCAGTGACCACAACATGCGCTCATGCTCTGGACGGAACTCCACCATGACTTCAGTCAGCTGGTAGTTCATATCCTCTTCGACTCGATCCGCCGCTTCCTTCTTCATCGGCGTCTCTTTGCCGATGATCTTGGTTCTCACAGGACCGGAAGCAGGGAAAGTCTCGGTGATTGTCTCTGCTTGGAATCGCACCACGGCTTCGGTGATCATCGGATGAAACACACCACAGGCTCCATTCCACGGCTCTGTCCTCTCCTCATACTTCAGACCCAACAGCGTCAAGCCTTCTTTGTATGTATCTTCCCAATCCTTGCGTGCCGCTAAGTCGTTGTTGATGTCGTCCTGTAGATCACTTGCCAGCGTCTCCAACACGTCGCTTGGCAGCTCGTCTACAAGGTTAGCGTTGAAGTCTTCAACATCTTCGCCTTTCTCGATGTCGATCTCGAAGCCCGGACCTTCAATGTGCACGGCCTCTGGGTCAACGATCTCAATCTCGATGCCCTCGTCATCGTCTTCTCCAGTGGGTAAGCCCTGTGGAGCTTGATACAACGCCTTGTCGATTGCCATAACGACTCCTTAATAATAAGCAAACTGCCTGCGGCGAAATAGCGCAGGCTCGTCTTCTGCATCAGTTGGTAATGGAATGAACCCGCCCTGCCGGTATCGCAGGAGCGCCTGTGTGGTGGTATCGACGTAGTCATCATGCTCGCCGACCGGGAACGCCGCTACTTCTTCAATGACTTCTCGCGCCCAACGCGTGTCGGGTGCCCACACCTTACCCGAGGCAAACAGATCAGACACCGCGTTCATACGGGCGATCTTGTCGTTACCCCGTGACGGTGTGAACTCCTGCACCGGTATACCCATCCTGCGCAGTTCTTGAATCAGCGGCGAACCTGCCGCCTTCTTTTCAACAATGAACGCATCTGGGTCCCACTCTTTATAGTGCTTGTGTGCGGTCTCTTTCAGTTCAGGAAACGCCATCCTGTCCTTGAACGCATCGAGCAATATCAGGTGTGGACTGCTGCCGTCCTCGTCGTTGTACCAGACACCCCACGTTGTGCAGGCGCTGTAGTCAGAGGTCGTTTTCGTTTCGTGCGCGGTATCCCACGACTGTATGATGAACTCACACTGCGGCGGTCGCTCGTGCTCCCATATCTTCCACGCCGTTCGCGGAATAACTGCGGAGCCATCCGCCGTAGGTTGCTGCATGTACTGCGCGTTCCAAAAACGCGGGTCGAGTGCGGCGCGTTTAGCCTCTAACTGCTCTACCGGCCATTGTTCAGGCCATAGCGACTTACCCGATGGGAGGATGGCAGGCAGCTCCACGATCTCCCACTGATCAGCATCGGGGTTTTTTATTGAAAAGTCAATCAGCCTGCCTGTCAGGTCGATCAGGCTCCAGCGCGTCATGATCACGATAATCGCGCCACCCGGCATCAGACGCTGCAGCGGACCTGTCTGGAACCAAGACCACGCGTTGTCGAACGCCAAGCGGCTGTTCGCCTTCATGTCTTGTTCTGAGTGCGGGTCATCGATGACAAAAAGGTCTGCACCACGACCGGCCAGTGCTCCACCAACACCTGCTGCGTAATACTGTCCTCCTGCGCTGGTAGACCATTTTCCCGCCGCTTTCTGGTCGTCGGCGACTTGAGTGTTGGGAAAGATGTCTTGGTACTCTTCACTTTCAATCAGGTTCCTTACTCTACGACCGAAATCTTCAGACAGGCCCGCTGTGTGCGTGCCCATAATGATCTTCTTCTCGGGATACTTACCAAGGAAAAACGCCGGGAACAGGAAGGAGGAGAACTCCGATTTACCCATACGCGGTGCAATATTGATAATTACCCTCTTTTTGCGCCCTTCAATGACATCCTCAAATATCTTGGCGAGCTTTTTGTGGTGTGCGCCAATCTTAAAACCCGGATATACCTCGGTAGCGAACCCCAACATGTTCGTTTGGGCCGCTTTCTTAGCCGCACGCGCCGCCCGCTCTTCGAGGTCCGCTAATAGCTCGGCTTTCTCCTGTGGGTTTAACGTGGGCAGCACTCGTTGGAGCGCCGTTATCTCATGCGGGGTCAGATTCACCTGCGTCCTCCCCGTCTTTTTCTGCCGCATCAGCCTCTACGATGTCTGTCACGTCGGTAACATCCGTCACATCCACGATTTTTGCCAGTCTCTCTAGCTTCTCTTTGATCCGCTTGTCGAGTTCAGCGTCCGTCATGTCGGTTTTCTTCACCTCGACGCGCTCTGTAAACAATGCCACTTCGGTAACTTTGCCTAGAAGCTCCAACGCCTTCAGTCTGATCTTTGCGTCGGGGTGTTTTGTCTCTTCAAGAAGCTGACTGACCGCATATCCACGCAGTTCATTGGCTTGCTCAACAAACTTCCAGTCGTAAGCCGTTAGCATGCCGACAAGATGTCGCACGGCAGCAGGTGTATTCAGTTTTGTTAACGCCGCTTTCTGCTCTTCTGGTGTTGCTTGAGTGGCAAGTGCTGTAAATGCACGGTTTGCCTCGGCGTTTTGCGCCTTCTCAAGCGGGTCTGGGGCTGCGCCCAGATCGGCTAACCAATCAGCGGTACTGATTTGACTCTCGAATAACTCTTGTGGTGTTGTTTTTTCAAGTAAGCGTAGGCGCTCGGGGGTGGCGATCACCTCCGGCTCGAACTGCACACTACCATCAACCAAATGCTCTAACACGCGAAGACTCCTTGTGGTCTCGTTGGGCGGAGTATATACTGCACTTGACACCGTTGTGTCATTAGTTATATTTCTCCTTGTTGTTTTATTAACCCCGGCACTCCCCTTCCGGGGTTTTTTTTGCTTGTGCATGTCAAACATTAGACAAGACTTGTTGAAATTTTTATAATAATGGTGGGGGGTCTGATTTGGGGAATAGCTTGACAAATTGCTAATAAAAGTTGGAGAGCGGGTGAGGAATAGTGTTATATGGTCAAGCCACGACGCAGCCAAAACTCGGGGGGTACGGGTACGGTGGGGTCGCCGGTGCAGGGGTTGTCAAGGGTATTTGGTAGCCTATTGTGGTATAATATAGCTGTGTTTGGCATTGCGCCGCCACAGCTCAGGGACACGTTGTCCCCGAGTTCAATCAACCACGCGAAGGAGATTCACATGACTACCTACAACACACCAGCACAAGTATTCGACGCAGCAGAAGAGATGAGCGTTGCGCTCGCGGAGCAGCTCATGATGATGGGCATCGGCAGCAAGGAAGAAGCAAAGCCACACGCGTTGCAGTGGGCAAGCAAGAAGTACGGTGTGCCGATTCGCACCGGCCAACGTGGCGATGGTTTCGATCGTGCCACGAAGAAAGGCGAGGCAGCACACAAAGCGGTGCAGCGCGTACTCGCCACGATCTACCCACCGAGCGACATTCCGAGCGGTAACTCTGTGGCAAAGCAGACCGACGAGGTTGCGCGACTCATCAAGAAGTTTCAGGGATTGACCGCAGCGCAGAAGAAGCGTTTTCTCGCCGGTATCTAATCTCGGGGACGCGATGTCCCTGAGTTTTTGGCAGCAAGTTTCACGGAAGGCGCGAGAGGATGAGGTCTCGCGCCGATTCTATTCCACGTCAAACGAAAGGCAGATCATGAAAGGCATCAAGCTCGAATACGGCGCAACCATGCACCGAGGCATCATCTACGTCATGAGGCAAGTCAGTGGCACATGGGTTCCGCTGCGCCTCGAAAAGCAGCACACATACCGCGAATGGCTTGGTTGTTTCTCCGCTATCTGAAAGGCAGATCATGAACAATCAAACCGAATACCCCAACACACTGCGGCACGACAATCGAATCTGGGAAGTGCTCGGCTACTGGTGGAACGACAGCGATGAGATCGTCGGGTATCAACTGCGCTCACTCGACGAGCGACGCGAACTACGTGCAATCAAACTCTCCACAACATGTTTGTGAGAAGGGGGAATATTAAGTGCTTGCCAGCCAAGCCACGAATATTAAGTCGTGCTGCCAACACACATGACACTAAACCCCGCGTCAAAACCCGCACCACCACTAGCGATTCCTCTACTACTACTACAACTAACATATTTTTATATATAAGATTAGATAAATAGGCGGGGGTAAACCGATGGTTGTATCTTCCCACCCGAAAAGCTTCGCAACCAAGTACAACCATCCCCCTGCCTTACCTCTACTTGGAAATAACATAAAAAAGTAGACGCAAATCTGAAAAGCGTTGATACTGCAGGCTAATCTTGCGTCATGTGTAGTGGCAAGGTTGCTTATTAATCGTGGCAAGCCTGCCACGATGCTTGATATTAAGAAGGGAAACACCTTATGAATATGCGAGTTCGTTATCACACCCTGCCAGAAGCTGCG